AACGCGATATCGTCGTCGGCGCCGAACGCCGCGGCGTCCGCCGGCACGCGCGTCTGGAAAATCTCCGCGAACGGAATCGGGGCATCGGTGCGCAGGCGGATCAACGACCGCGCCGTCTCGAAGCGCGAGGGCTCACCCGAGAAAAAGTCGATCAACGATTTCCCGATGGCCGGCGTGAGCGACGCCTCGCCGCATTCAATCGCCGCCCACAGATCCTCAAGCGTGCCGTAGGTTCCGAGCAACTTCGCCGCGGTCACGGCGCCAATCCGATCCGCGCCCTGGACGTTGTCGCTTTTGTCGCCGACGAGGGTTAAAAAATCGCAGAACTGAGTCGGGTGGACCCCGAACTTTTCGACCACTGCCGCCGCGTCATAGGTGCGTTCGGTGGCGGTGCCGAGCGCCGGCCGAAAGACGTGCACGCGGTCGCAGACGAGCTGTAGTAAATCTTTGTCGGCCGAGATGATCAGCACGTCGGCGCCGTCGCTGTCGGGCGGCTGCGCGGCGGCGACCGCCGTCGCGATCAAGTCGTCCGCTTCAAAACCGCGCGCCGCCCAGATCGGAAACCCGTCACCGCGCAGGATGTCGATCGCGACGTTGCCCTGGTGATACAAGGCCGCATCGCGTTCGGCGGGTCGGTTCGCTTTGTAGTCCGTGCTGATCTCCGCGCGAAACGATTTGCCGCTATCACAACAAATCGCGACATGCGGATGGGCGCTCGCGAGCGCGCGAATTTTCGCGACGACCTGCGTGCTCGTGGCATTCGGGTCGGAGTCCGTGCTCGCGAGCGCCCACGTCGGATGCAGGATCGAACTGAAATCAAGCAACACCAAGCGATCACTCATAGGTCAATCCAATCGAGCCACACCTTGCCGTGCCCTTCCATAGCGAGCCTTACCTCGCCTCGCCATGCCGCGCCCAACCCCGCCTCACCTACTCCATGCCCTACCAGTCCCGAGCCATCCCCGCCACATCCAGCCTTGCCGTGCCGAGCCATACCCAACCTCACCCGACCAGACCGCGCCGCCGCCACACCGGGCCACACCCGACCACGCCCAACAACTCCACATCCGGCCTTACCCCGCCTGACCAAAACTCACCACGCCACGCCGCGCCAGACCGCGCCCAACCGGACCGCACCCGACATCGGCCCGCCTCGCCATTCCAGGGCACGCCATGCCAAAGCTCGCCAAGGCCGTGCCACGCCTGACCACTCAGCGCCCGTCCAGACCTCGCCCCACCCTCACCCCGCCCTGCCCCGCCGCACCTAGCCGAACCACGGCTAACCTTGCCGAACCAGACCTGATGACTAATCCGGCACGACGATCTCGAACTGTTGAATCGCGAACCGTCCGTATGTCGGCCTGAAATCCGCCAGCCCGATCAACCGCCCCGCATTCACAAGCACATCCTGCAAGGCATCGGGTGGGATGTATTCCGGCAGATTCACCATCAACTGAATTTCCACGGACCATCCCGTGCGCATCGCGGGCCGGACGCGCGTCACACCGTTGCGCTGAATCATCACGCGCCGCCGATCTTCGTAATCCCAATCGCGGGCACCGAGCGAGGCCAGCGGCGTCAGGCACACAACGCCCGCCTTAAAGAGATCCATCGCGCTCTTCCTGGGTGACCGCGGATCCTGACGAAACTTCGCGGCATGGATCACCGCCTGCCGCAGATACTCACCAGGAAGCGCCAATTCGCCGGCGTCGTCGCGATAGACGTAACTCTCGAGGTCATCGGACTTCTTCGCCTTCGATCCCTTCGCGGCCCGCGCCTTCGTCGCAACGCCTTCAACATTCCAGCGATGGAAGAGGAGATCAGCGACGCCGACGATGCGCGCGGACGCCACATACGGGAGCGCATATTCGATGGCCGCCTTCCCGCCGTTCGTCGTCATCGGACCAATCGCAATCACTTCGCTTCGTGCTACGCTGCTCGCAGTCGGTGTCATGTGCTCTCCTCATGTGATGCTGTTGAGAGGGTCGCGTGCTGAGCGCGGCCCTTTCCCCAATCCAACCTCGCCGAACCAAACCAAACCCGACCTGTCCTAGCCTTACCCGACCTCACCCTGCCATACCGTGCCGCGCCTCGCCCCACCGGACCCAAACCTCGCCCTACCACTACCACGCCATGCCTCGCATTGCCGCGCCATGCCCTCACCCGGCCAAACCCTGCCTCGCCCCGCCCGGCCTCGCCCCGCCGCTGAGCTCTGAATCTCTGTCTACGTCCTCATGGCCGATCGAACTCCGGAATATCAATCGACCGATTGGCGTAGAGGTGATCGCTTAAAACGTGAAACGTGATCACGGTCGCTGCCCGCGGATCCCCGCGGAGCAGGCCAGCCGCGAGCAGCTTGCTGATGACGTCACTGCTGATGAACTTGATCCGCTCGCCGCGTTCGCCGGCGCGGGCGTGGTCGTGCGCTTCCGCCTGGCGGGTTTCGTCTTCCTGCCTCACGACGGCACCTCCGAGAACGTCAGGTCCGGATGGCGCTCGGCCAGGTGCTGCCGATAGAGCTCGCGGAGGAAGATGGCGATTTCAATCCCGTTGTCGCCGAAGTGGATCGCCGCCCAGTCGCAGTCCGGACAGCGAATCGAGGCCTGGACGGCGGCCCGTGGCGCGACGCCGGGAAACGTCAACAGGCCGGCGACCAGCTTCATGGCTTCCCCCGCCCGACGAGGCGCAGGCGCTCGGCGACCGGCTGGCCGGACTGGATGCGCGCGGCTTCGCGGCGCTTATCGTCGGCGGCGTCGCGCCGGCGCCCCGCGGCGGCCTGCATCGTCTCGTAGTCGGCGGGCGTCGCTTTCTGGTGCGTCTGCCGTGGCGTGCGAATCAGCCGGTCGATGAGGCCGTCGTGCTGCACCCAGCGGCGCCAGAACTGGAACGTCATGGTTCGCGCACCTGCACGTCGGTGTTGCCGCAGCGCGGACACTCGGGACTGGCGGTGGGCGACACCGCCCACTTGTGGCCGCAGTCCAGACAGACGACCTTGACGCGCACGCGGACGCGCGTCATGCCTGCCGCCGCGTCGTGGCTTTCCGGCCGAAGACCGGCTCCTCGATCCGCTCACCCTGCAAGTAGCGGTAGACGAGCGTCCCGGAGAAACAGTGTTTGCCGATGGGATGCTGGACCTTGAAGCGATCGAATTCGCCCGTGGCTTGCCCCCGCGCAAAGCGGGAATTGCCGAACTGGAAGAGCGCGCCCATGTCGGCCGGGCCCAGCAGGAGCCCCGCCTTGGCCCGCGCGAGCGCGGCCTGCTGCGCCTCGTCATCCAGCCGCCAAGTGGTCTTCACGCCGACCTCTTCGCCGCTTCGGCCACGAGGCGACTGGGCTTCGATTCGAAGTCGACCGGCATCAGTTCTTCCGGCTCGAGATTCAACGCCCGCGCCAAGCGCACGACGCTCTCATAGGACGCCGTTTGCCGTTCTCCGCGCTCTAGGCGCGAAATCAGCGTGACGTCGACGCCAGATTTCGTCGCGAGTTGTGTCTGCGTCAGACCCGCGATCCGCCGGTATTTTTTGAGTTCCATAGTTGCGCTTCTAGCTTAACTATTGAGCGCAACTCTAGCGCTGCTATTTGCGTTTTGTCAATACCTCATGTATCGTCAGGCGCGTATCAAGCGTAAGTAGTTGCGTATGCTAAGACTTGCTGTTGCATCCGAGGCTGCCGATCTGAAATATAGCGGTATGGATCCCGCTGTGATTGGCGCCCGACTGCGGGCGTTGCGTCAAAAACTCAAGTTGACGCAAGCGGCGCTTGGCAAACTCGCAGGCGTCGCGCCGAATACGATCCGCGGCCTCGAGACGGCGTCGATGGAGACCCGTCGCGAAAAGTATCTGCAGATCGTCGCAGCCCTGGGCACCACGCCCGCGATGGTGGAACGCGCCGACGAACCGATCAGTCCTGACGATCCGCGCCTAGAGGGGTTACCGGACGAGGCCTTGGAAATCGCGCAGGCCTACACCAGGGCGCCCACCCGCATGCGACTCCGCGTCGAACGCTTGCTGCTGATGCAAGAGAGCGATGCCGGCGTGGCATTACTCGACCGCATCGAGCAGCTCACTGCGCACCGCCAAGAAACGCTGTTGCAGTTCTTAGCCCAGCACGAAGCAGCCCAGCGCACCGAAGAGGGGAAAAAGCGTCGATAGGATCATCTGTGAATCCACGGTCATCAAACGCGGAGGTTGGCATGCTGAAGAGTCACGTCGTTGAGTTCCACCGCTTGGCCACAATTCCTGCGCCCAAGCCAGCCAAAGCGATGCTCCGTGCCGATGTGCAGATCAGCGTGCAGCGGTCGATCGACAAACTTCCCGTGCTCGGGGAGCGCAATCCAGACGCGGCGCTCTTAATTGAGCGCAGCATTGACGATTTCATGCCCCAGCCCGACGACAATGGCGGCCAGGGCCAGCCCGTGAACGCCGTCATCGAGATCGAATGTATTCGCCGCATTCAAGCCGACTTGCAGCGCGTGGCCGATGAGCAGTATCGCTGCCTCGTCGCCATGCTCCGGGATATGTCTGGCGATCTGTCGGCGGCGTCGTAATCACCGTGCGATCCCTTGACCACGAGGCGGCGCAGGCCTGCGCCCAGCGGCTCATTACGCTCGTTGAGCTCTTACTCCGCACCAGGCCGATGGTGGTGCTTGAGATTGAACGCACGGTGCAGCGGATCGTCACGAACGACGTGCGCCAGCAAATCGCAGAACGGTTGCAACGCTTCAGCGCGGACGACGTGCGGATCGTGGAAGCCGTGACGGCCCATCTCGATGAACGGCAGGCGGCTCTGAACCCAGAGGACCCATGAAACAGAAGCGCACCCGCATCGCCCCGAACATCTACCGCTATTCCGACGGCCGCTATGAAGTGCTCGTGATGGCGGCGGGCCGCGTGGCGCCGCCGACGCGGTTCCCCGCTGACACCCCACTGAAGCAGATCCGACAGTGGGTGGACGCAGCCCGACAACGGCTGACACGAGAGGCGCGCGACCTGCACCGCGCCGATTTCGATCGCGATCAAGCGCCCACCCGCACGGGCACCCTCCGCACGACAGCGCCCGATTACTTCGCACAGATCGCTGGGCGCCCGAGCACGGCGGCCGATACCTCACACATGCGCGCGTGGTTTGAGGTCCGCGTTGATGGCGTGCTGCTCGGGGATCTCCCGCTCGCCGCGTGGACGACGGGCCATGTGAACAAAGCGATCGGGCAATGGCAGACCGCACCGTCACCGCACGCCATCCGCCGCGTGCGCATCACCCGCTACGCGCGGAAGGGCCAAGCGATCGAGCACCACGAGCGCCGCGCGCCGGCGACGAGTGGCCGCATCGTCTCGGCGCTGACCATTCGGCATCGCTGCCGCGTTTTACAGGACTTCTTTCGAACCACGGACGGGAAGAACGCTGCGACGCCGGTCGATGACGCTAAGGTGCCGGCACGCCACCAGAATCCCCCGCCCACGGTGCCGGTCGAGCTCGTGCGGGACGTGCTCGAGCGCTTAAACACGATCGATCCGCAGACGTTCGCGCGCTTCTACGTCGCCGCGACCACTGGGCAGCGGCCCGTGCAGGTCGGCCGCGCCCAGCCGGATGATCTGCGCTTCGACGGCCGGCGCGGCGTCTGGCTGGTGCGCAATGCGAAAGGCGAACCCGCCCACTCCATCGTCTTGAACCCGTCGCAGTTGGCCGCCTGGGAAGCGTTCATCGCCGCCGATGCCTGGGGCGTGTTCGACACCACGCACTACGGGAACGTGATCCACCGGGCGGGCTGGCCCCACGGCATCCGCCCCTATGCGGTGCGACATTCGATCGCCCGTGCCGCCTTGCAGCGCGGCGCGGGTCTCGGCGACGTCCAAGCGTTACTCGGGCACCGGGATCCGAACACCACGCGCGCGACCTACGCGCCGTTCCAAGTCGAAGAGCAACAGAGCATCAGCGATCGACTCGGGTCGTATCTCGCGGACGTGCTCAAGCCGCGCCTCGTCCGGTCGCCGGGGGCAAAAACGAGGGGCAAAAAGGAGATCGGGGAATAGTGGTTTTTCTAGGAAAAACGTGGATATTAGAAACAGCGGCCTACATTGCCCTGACGCCGGGGCAAGTAGGCCGTTTCCGTAAATTACTTAGGGAATTGAGCGAAAAGGTTGGTTGCGGGGGCGGGATTTGAACCCGCGACCTTTGGGTTATGAGCCCACAAGGTCGGCCCAAGATAGGCTCGTTTGCGCCTGTTTTCGCCAGATCCCGTTGGGGGCAAACTGGGGGCAAACTCTTGACACCTACCGGACTCGTCTACAGCGGCGTCCCGTCCGGCCGGCGCCCGCCGTTGCCGTAGCCACGCGCGACCATCCGGCCAGGCGAATTCCCGCACTCGTAACCCTTTAAATTCCCGATGTCCTCGTCGGCCAGGCGCTCGTCGCCGTCGTCGTCGTTGTTGTATTGGCAGGTCGCGATCGTCTCCCACACGCAGTAATCGATCGGGTGCCCGCGCCCGCTGTCGCCGAGTCCCCACAGCCCGCCAGGCGCCAGGCGGTCCAGGCCATCCGTGACGCGCGCGGCCATCATGCCGGCCGTCCAATACGGATCGCACTGATAGCAGATGCCATCGACCTTGCCGTAGTTCGCCTGCCAGAAGTCCGTCGGCGTTTCGTGGTTCTCTTGCCAGCTGATGTAGTGCGGGTAGAAGTGCAGCATGATCAGGCAGCGCGTGCCGATGAGCGCGGCGTCGTGGTCGATCATCTGGCGGCAAACGCTCGGGCTCCAGTAGTTCATCTCCCAGGCTGGCGTTTCCACGTTCATGCAGCCTTCGGCCAACAGCCGCTCGATGAGCGCGTCCGGCGCGTGGAGCTCGGGCGGCGCGCTCCGCTGCTTCGGGAGCGGCGGCCGGCGGAAGCGTTCCTTTAGGAGGTTCAGCGTCGGGTCGCGCGGCGCCGACTTCCCCATCGACGGCGTGTAGTACTTGCTGCGCATCAAGTGATGCACGAACAGTCCGGCCTCGCGGCAGCGGACGGCCATCCGCACGTAGTCGTCTTCGCTCTGGCCGTTCGCGAAGCTGTCCTGCGGCGACAATGAAATGTGCGTGTAGCCATACGACGTGTAGCGCGCCAGGATTTCCGGCTCCCACGTCGTGCCGTAGCGGTCGAGAAAATATGTGAGCACGCGATCCTGCGCCGGTCCATCGGCGCCGCCTGGCACGCGCGGCAGTCCCGGCACGGTCAGTCCCCAGGCATCGCCGCGCCACCAGCGCACATGGGCCGTCGCCGGCGGCTCTTCGCGGAGTGTCGTATACACCGGCAATGGCGCCCCGGTGTCGGGGTCGGTCGTGTCCGTATCGAAGGGCGGCAGCGGCGGGCGCACGACGATGATCGGCGGCGGCGGGACTGGCGACGACAGCAGCGGCCAGGTGTGCGCGTAGCCGGTCATACGTTCGGAATCTCGTCGCTGTAGGGCAGCAGATAGACCGGGCCGGCGTCGCCAATCGGCGCATAGACCAGACGGTCGACCTTGAGCACCGCGAGCTCATACGGGCCTTGCGCGCCGGCGGGCCGCGTCTCGAGCGTCCCATCCGGCTGCACGCTGAGCACCGTCGTCGCGCCGGCGGGATACGTCACCGTCACGAGCTCGTCATTGATGCGCGTGATCTGATGTGGGCCGATCGCGAGCACCGCGGTGGCGCCGGTCGACGTGGTGCGAGGCGCCGCCGTCTTCGACTCAGGCATACCGACTCCTTCTACCGCTCCGACGCGGCCATCGCATCGGTGCTCTTCTTAAACGCGGCGTCGCTGCGATAGAGCCCCGCCCGCCGCGCCCGGTTGCGCATCACGTTGGCGATCATCTCTGGCGTCAGCTTCTTGATCTTCAAGGCAGGATTCAGCCCCAGGTCCTCCACGTCGGCCACCGTGAGGCCTGGCGTGGCCGAGGGGACGCCGCGGCGGCTTTTCGAGGCCGGGATGTTCCCCTCCACGTCGACCTGCTCCGGTCGTGGTGCCGCGGCTTCGGCGACGGACGCGGCCGGCGCCTGCCGCAGTTTCACGAGCGCCTCGAGCACAGCCTCCGGCGGGTTGCCGGCGATGACGTGCGGCACCATCACGTCGAGCTCGGCCTTCGTGACAGGGATCCGTGCGCGGGCGGCGGCTTGGATCAGCGCACTCTGGGCGGCCTGCACGGGCGCGGGCGGCGCGGGTGAGGCAGGCGCAGGCGCAGGGGCCGGCGCGCTCTGCACGGGCGCAGAGGCCGCTGGCGGGGGTTCTACGGGCGGTGCCGCGCCCGGTGCCCATCGGGTGGCAGTTGCCCCTGGAGGGCCAGCCGGCGGCGCCTGCGGTGGCTGGGGTTGCACGACGCGGTAGCTGGTCTGTGTCGGGGGCACCTGTCCCGGTGTCGCGCCGGTGGTGGTCGTGGGTGAAGCGGCACCGCCCACCGGCGGCGGCACCACGCGATACGACGCATTAATAGGCGGCGTCTCGCCAGGCGTCAGGCCGGTGCCGGTCGCACGCGAATTGATCGGGGTGGGTTCTGCGGCGGATGTGGTCGTCTTCGTCGCGCCGCCCCCGCGATACAGAGAAATGGCCTGCGCGGCGAGCACGGCCAGCGGCGTCGGCACCCCCATCGACGTCAAGGCGGTTTTCGCGAGTTCGTATTTCACCGTGGGCGCGAGTTGCGCCGCCGCTTCGACCGCACCCGCGACAGCGCCTGTCCCACGGACCGCGCCGACAATCGCGCGCCCTGCCTGCCCAGCACCTAATGCCATCTCCGGCGAGATGCCAATGCCGAACGCCTTCACCATGTCGCGATCGGGGCTGGCGTTGGGGTCTGGCTGGTTCACCGCGTGCTGAAATTCAAAAAACTTCTGCGCCTCGTCTGGCCGCAGCTTCGCCGCGAACTGTTGTCCTTGCTGCCGCTGGCTCGCCTCGCTCGACGTCAGCAGGTCATAAATAAACTTGTAGTCGCTCGGGCCGAGTGTGACGTCGGGCGGCGCGGCAGGTTCAGGCACGGGTCGCACTCCTTCAGGGGCGATTCAACAGTCCTTGCACGTTCGGCGGCGTGGCGACCGGTTGCGTCGGCCCAGCTGGTTGCACCGGCACGCTGCGGTTGCGCACCACGATCGAGTTCTCCACGTTGTCGAGCAGCGTGGTGATATTCGCCACTTTCTGCCGCGCGACACCGACCGTGTCGGTCAGCTTCGGAATGTCGTTTTCGATGGCCTGCGCGATTTCGGCTTGATTGATACGTAAGCCTTTCGAGCCTGCCGTCGCGCGCAAGGTGTTAATGGCCGCGGTGCGCCACGAGCCGAATGCGGCGATTTGTTCGTTCGTCTGAAAGATGTCGGCCATCCGTTTATTGATCCAAGCGCCAGGACGACCGCCGGCACTCTCTGGGAGGATCGATTCAATTTGCGACAAGATGGCGCGTTGATTCGCCCGCGCGTTATCCACTTCCTGCAGGGCGCCCGCCTGCTCTTTGTTGATGATGGGAATCCCCGCAGCGCCTGCGGCAGTGACCGCTTTCTCATGCGCGCTGCCGGTATAGGTCGAACCGTCCAGATACGTCTTGCCGGTCGCGGTCGTCTGGATATTCGGCGAAATGTCGAGCGGCTTGGCATCCTCCCGTAGTTTATCCAGCCGTGCCTGCGCTTCATTCACGCTCAGTTTTTTCAGTTCAAGGGCGAGCGCCGCAGCGGCGGGATCTTGTCGGGCCAGTGCCGCCGTCCGCATGGTCTTGCTGATGTTCTCGATGGCCTGCCGATCCCCTTTCGTAACCGCCTCGAGCAGTTGTTCGGCAATGGGCCGCGGGGTCTGTGGTTTCAAGATCCCCATCGCTTTGACGGCATCCGGATCGCCTTGGGCCGCTCTCAACGCGAGTTCTGATTCAGTGGGCGGCTTCGGCTTGACGGTGTATCCCGGCAACGGCCCGAACGTGGTCGTCCCGCCGCTGCGTTGGGACACAAATGGTGTTGAGCCCTCCGGAATCAGTGTGATCTTCGGTTCGCCGGCTGCGCGTGCTTCTTTCGATCGGCTGATCCATGCATCGGCCTGCTGGCCCATGAAACCCGGTTGTTCGATGGCGTTTCTCAACATCTGCGGTGCGGCGGCCTTATCGATTAATCCACGCTTCTGTCCTTCGGCCACAATCATCTGAAACGTGCCGAGGTCGGTCGGGTTCTGCTTTACTTGCAGGCCGAATTCGCCGAGCGCATCGTCTCTGGTAGTTGCCAGTTTCATCTGCGCTTCGCGATAGGCGGTGCCAGCGGCATTCAGCCGCTGCGCCGCCGTCACGGCGTGCGCGACGACCCGCGGATCATGGTTCCCGGCCATCTGTCCAATCTGTTCGGTGTCGAGATCGCCTTCTGGCGTCCGCGGCAACTGGCTGGCGAGCGCGTCGGCATCAGTCTCCAGTTGATTCGCCGCCAGTTTCTGCTGGCCGAGTGTCAGATTCTGCTGCCCGACTTGCAGGTTCTGCTGCATCTCCTGCTGCTTCAGCCGGTCCTGCTCCAGCTGCCGCTGCTGCTGTATCGCCTGCCCCGGAATCGAGGACAGATTGCGGATCAAGTCGGCGTAGATGTTGCCGCGCTGCAGCGCGCCGGCGGCGGCGGCGTTGCCCTTCGCAATCAGGATGTCGGCAATGCTCGCCATGATTTTATGTCCCTGCGGGCCGGCCGCTCGTGGTCGCCAACAATCCGCGATTCGCGACGGCGTTGTTCTGATTGAAGAAATCCTGCACACCCGTCCGGTTGATGCCGTAGTTCGTCAGGTAGTCAGTCAACTGTCGCTGCTGATCCGCCAGATATTGCGCGTAGGTGTTCTGGTAGCTGTATTGCGACGGATTCAGCACGTTGGCCTGATACTCGTTTTCGGCCTGCTGCCGGCCCGCGAGCGCGTTGTTCACCCCGCCCTGGAACGTGTTGTAATTGGTTTGATACGCGGCGAGCGCATTCGCGAAAGAGCCTTGCCCTTCATTGAAGTTTTGCTGCCGCGCGCCAAGGTCGAGCCCCGCCTGCGTCGCATACTGCCCGAAGTTTTGCTGCTGGCCCGCCAGCGCCTGATTGAACTGCTGCCCTTGTTCGGCGACGTTCTGACCGCGCGTCTGCAGCGACTGGTTGAACAAGTTGTTGTATTCGTTGCTCGCGTAGTCTTGCGCCGCGCGCCCGAGCTCCAGCTGCGTGCCGCCGCTGAGAATGGAGCCACGGGCCGCGGCGCTGCGTTCGCGCGCCTGCTGGTCGAGCGCGAGCCGTGATTGAAAGCCGGGACTGTTCTGGAGGTCGGCCGCCGACGGGGCATAGAAGGAGGACCACGGCGTCACATTGCTGCCGGGTGGCAGCGTGACGGTTTCAGGGCCGTTCTCGCCGACCACCGCATTCCCGCCGCTGAAATTCTGCACGCCGGTCGCAAAGTGCGGCAGTGTCGCCGTCGGGTCGAACGTGTTGCCCGTTCTGAGGGCATCCGAAATCGCCGGCGGCGTGAACTGCCCGCCGGTCCACTGCCGCACCGCATAGGGCGTATTGAGCGCGGGGTCTTTCGCTGGTGCTTGGAAGTCCCCACCCTGCCATGTCGCGGGCGTGTAGGGCGTCTGCAGATTCGAGGGCACCGGCGGCGGCGTGTAGGCACCGCCCGTCCACGGCTGCGACTGATACGGCGTGGTCGGCACGCCGTAGGCCGTCAGCGTGCCAGGCATCGCCCCACCACTGGCGCCGGCGAGGGCATAGTTCACGCCACCGCCACCGCCACCGCCACCGCCACCGCCGCCGCCGCTGTCTTGGAACCGCTGCACGGTGCCGTTACGCACACCGGCCGCGCCATCGCCGCGATTGATGCGATCGAGCCAATACGCCCACGCCGAACCCGCGCCGTTCGGGTCGCTGGAGATTTTCTGATACCAGTATTCGGGGTCGTCCGTGCTGCCGGCATCGCTCAGCGCCTTCTGAATGCGCGACCGGAGGTCGCCGCCGCCACTCTGCGCGGCGTTGGCGGGATCATGGGCAGACGCGAACGCGTATTCGGACGGTGTGAGCGTCGACACCGGCTGGCCGCCTTGCGTCCAAGTGCCCACTGGCGGCAACGTCGAACCCGCCGGCGCGGCACCGCCGCCGGTCGCGATCATCGGCGGTGGCTGATTCTGCTGAAACCAGTTCGTGTGCGCCTGCGCTTCCCCGCTCCCCTTGATCTGCGCCTCGATGCCGGCGAGGTCCGTCGCCCCGTAGCTGCCGTTAATCCAGCCGTTCGCCTCGTCCTGCGTGGCATCGCGACCTAGATACTTCTGGTAGAGCGCGTTGATTTGATCGTAGGTAGGCATTACGGCTGCCCCATCGTGGTGTAGTGGTTGCCGATGACCGTCGCGCCGAGTTGTTGATAGTGCGCCACCTGGCCGCTGGGGATATCCTGCTCGGTGCCGTCAGGCGCCTTCATTCGCACGGTCGCGCTCTGCTGCGTGCCACCGGGCGGTTGCACTGGCGGGACGACCGACGCGGCGGGACCGCTGCTCGGTTGCGGCGTCGGCGGCGCGACGCTCGAGCGCGCCGGGAAGCCGCCCGAGGCGCTCGGCTGCGCCATGTATTGCGCCTCGCGGGAGTTGGCCTCGAGACCCGCCTGGTTGTAGGGCGCCAACCTGCCGAGATAGTCCCCGTATTGATTGCGGTTGTAGGTCTGCTCTTCCTGTGCCACCTTCAGCGCAGCATCGAACTGCGCCTGCTGCTGTTTCAGCGCCTCTTCGCTTGCACCAGCTTGCTTGTTGGCCGCGTAGATATTGCCGAAGACGTTCGCAAGGGCCGGGATGGTGGTGTCCTTGCCCAGTAGTTTCGTCAGCCACGAGGTGGCGCCGCCACCCCCGCCGCTGTTCGCCGCGATGTCTGCGAGAGTGTTCCCTGCGGCGCCGACGTTGGGAATGGCACTGCCGCTCGCGAACAAGTCCTCGACCGTTGTCGCGGCGGCGGCCGTGCCGGCTCCCGCGCCGCCCGCCCCAGCCCCCTCCACGGCTGGTCCGAGGAATTCGGTCGATCCCCAGCCCCCCGTCGCGGCTGTTCCACCAGTGCCGGCACCGCCGCCGCCCAAGGCGGCACCAATCGCCGGCGCCGCGATCCCGGCACCGACGCCGCCCGCGGCGGCCACGCCGATCACATTCGCCCAATTCGTCGGGTTCTCCCACTGGCCCGTTTGCCAGTTCCACTTCATGCCCTGCTTGAAAAAGCCCTTATCCTGGCCGGCGCGGTCGCCCGATTGCGTGCCCGTCCCCGTGAACGTCCCGCTCGAATCGAACCACTCCTTGGGGTAATAAGTTTTCTGGCCGCGAATCATGCGCCAGTAGCGGCCCTGCGCGTCCTGATTGAAGTCGCGCAGGCTCAGGGGATGGCCCAGATTGGCGAGCCCTTCCGTCGTGAGCGGCGTGAGCCCCCACGGTTCCGTGTTCGTTGCCATATCGCGGCTCCTAGTCCTGCGCCAGATAGGAAATGCTCAGCAGCATCGCACTCGTGTTGGTGAGATACGTGGGCGCATCCAGCACATTGGGGCCGACCGCCCCCCCCGCCGGCACGCCGGTGATCGCCACGGAGGTCTGCCCTGGGCTCAGAATCCCCCCGCACCAGCTAAGGGGGAGCGCCAGATTGAAATAGCCCACACTCGCCGACCACTGCGGAACCCCCACCGGGTGAATCTCAGCCTGAAACGGTAAGCCCTGCACCGAGATATAGCCGCTGACCGTGCCTTTCGCCGAGAGCCCGCATTGGGCCACGGCCACCACGAGTCGGCCGACTTTGATATAGCGGCCCGCCTGATAGCTATAGGTCTGGCCCGCCGTCGTCGTGTTGCCGCCCAGCACCGGCCGCCACGTCCCTTCCGTGTAGAGTTGATTGAAGTATTGCTGCCAGAGGTCGGACGTTACCAAACGACCTTCGGTCACCAACGGCGTTAACAGCGGCGGCACCGGCTTCCCCATTTAGAGTTGCCCCGTGCCGGGACTCGCCCGCAGGTAGAGTCCCGGCCCCCAGACACACGGCGCGGCGTTATTTTGCACAATCTGAAGCACCAGCCGATCCGCCCGCGCGCGGCCCAATTGAAACCACTGGGCCACGGCTTGCCCATCGACCTGAAGGCCGATGGCGGCCGGCATGAACGGCGTCCAGCTTGCGGACGCGCCGTTATTGGGATTCAGCCGCAACATGACATTGGGCGCCGTCAGCCCGCCGAGCGACGCCTCGATCCCAAGCTCGATCTGCTGCAGAAAGAACCATTGATTCTCGGCACTGAGATACGGCGCGGTGCGGAGCCGAATGATCGGCTGTGTGGTGGAGGGCGTGCCTGGTAGTTGATCGGTGTAGGTGTCTAGCGACAACGTGCAGAGCCAGAACGAGTCCACCTGGCCGACCAACGGCGCCGCGAGTAAGCCTGACGCCGGGTTTGCGAACGCGCAACTGGCCCGAGCCGACCACCGCAAGTATTGGAAGTCGCCGCCCGCCGCGGCCCAGGTGGCCCGCTGATGCCACGCCTCTTCCGTCAGGTCATAACACCACGTTTGCCCGCGGCCGCCATTCAGGGAGGGCCACGTCCAACAGATAAACACATGCCCGCGTTGCGTGTAGCTGAGTGCCTCGGCCTCCGCGATATTCGTGCTGGCAGAGATCGCGTAGCTAATAGGCGGCGTCGAAATCACGCGCGGCTGCAGGCCCGCGCCCGCAAAGATTTGCGCGTGCCCAAACTCTTTCGTGCTGCCCACCCAGAAGACGGTATCGGCAATCGTCGTGATCGACTGATAACTGTTCGTGCCTTCGTTCATCACCGAGCCCGGAATCGGAATAAACGGAGTCGTGGCATCGCCACTATCCTGAAAGAGTTCCGTCGTCTTGCTCCCCAGCGCCCAGATCCGGCGGTTGTTGACCGCAAAGCCCACGAGGTTGTCGGAGGTCGAGGACCGGGTAAAGAAATCCGTCGCGGACCACGTGAGGCCATTCATCAGATTGGAAAACCACATCTTCGGCGTGTTCTTCTCGTTCGCCAGAAAATACCCGTCCATGTAGCCCACCATGACGGGGACAAACGACAACGTCACCGTGGTCCAGACGGCCGTCGCGAGATTGAAGATGTAGAGCGTATTAGCCGAGCAGACCGCGAGTTGGTTGCCGCCCTGCCCATTACTGGCAAACGTCACGAGCAGCCCATCATTCGCGACCGGATGCACATTCGTGGTGGTCGTCGCGGGCCAGGCCCATTCAAAAAAACTACCGCCGGCCACGCCAAACACGCGCCCATCCTGACTGAAGAGCCCGCGGCAGTTCACGGCCGGCAACTGCACACCTTGCGAGAGTTGCCCAGGCGTGCCGTAGAACGTCGCGCGTTTGGGATCGGCCGCGTTGCGCGTCGTTTCAAGAAAAATATTGATGCAGTTATCCGCCGCAATACTGGCCGATTGGGTGAAATACGCTTGACCGACGAAATTCGGCCAGAGCGGCATCAGGGCACCTCCGGCGGGAGCGGCGAGGTGACATCGACGTGCGTCCCGACCAGCGCCTGCACGATCACCAGCATCGCCAGCGTCGCATTCAACCGCGCGAGCAGGGCCACGGCCGCCCGCCGCAGGATCAGCGGATCGAAGAGCAGGCCGCTGGTGCTGACCACGTCCGGCACATCCGGCAAGCCCGCGCCCTGCGCAACGAGAATGATCAGCAGACTGCTCGCCGGAATATCTGGTTTCACGGATTGAATCAGCACCTCGGTATACATGGCGCTTACCGTTGGATGCGCTGCGCCCAGTCGAGGAAGACGACGACATCCCCAACCGTGCGCAAGCCGTGGTCGATGCCGAGAAAGCGCGCCGCGTAGTGGAGGACCGCCTGCACCTTGCCCGCGTCCTCAAGGTCGAAGTCGTCGGCGAACTGCGCGACGGGCAAGCCGATCGCCGAGAAGGAGCGATGGACCGCGCGCCGGATGGCCGGGTCGATGGCCCAGTCCTCCTCCGGCACGGCGTCCGGATCCGCGCCCCACGCCAGCAGAATCGCGCCGAGCCAGCGGCAGAACCGCCGCCACTGCACGAGGAGGATCATGCGCCGGCACCCAAGGCCGCGAGCCGATGGATCACCGCCCCGCCGCTGACGTTCGTCGCCGCGCCCCAGGTGATAAACGTGTTGCTCGCCTTCTGCGATTGAAAGCTGGCGATGTTGTAATCGAGGCTGCGCGCCACGTTCGAGACGCGCGCCTCGTCAATGTCGCCGTTGAAGTTGGCCCACTGAAAGGGGCCGGTTTCGAGCTCCACGCCGATGGAGGTCGTATCAAGGCCGGCCGGCGTCACGCCCGCGCCTAAAAATGAGGTGTTCGGACTGATGGATACGCCGTCCATGTGCAGCGCGAGTGATGTCGCATTCGTGAAGACTGCCGCGAGATGGTGCCAGTTCGTATCGACCGTCACCGCGTAAAAGTTAAACTTCGGGTTGTTGACGTTATTCTCGAGCACCATCAGATACGTGACATGGTCGGACGCTTGCCGCCAGTAAGCGAGCCAGAACGCCTCGTTCCCGGTCGCTTTCGACAGCGCGACCATGATGCGCTGTTCGGCATCGGCGAAGGTGGTGTCGGAGAGCTTCGCCCAGCAGTCGAGCGTGACCGGGAACGTCGTGGTGGCGACAGCGGACACCGAGAGATACTTCGCATTGGGGTTGGCCGTGCGGACGAAATGCGCGCCGCCCGCGATGTCCCCTGTCGTCGCCGTCACGCTGTTCGTATTCGTCAGGTTCGCGGGCGTGGTGGTGCTGCCGGCGAGCGACAGCGTCGAACCGTCACCGAGATGGTAGACGTTCGTGTAGCCGGTGTTCCACGCGGCGGTCTTCCCAAACGCGCCGCTGTTCGGGTCCGTGGTGATCGTCGCGTCGCCGTAGAACATGTAGAGGACCGTCGCCGACGCGCGGGTCAGCGTCGGGATGTTCACCCACGCCTCGAGCTTCCCGTTGACGCCGTCATACAGCACGCGCTCGGCCGGATAGCGCGTGGTCTGTGCGACGCTGTCAAAGAAGGCGATGTCGAACCCATCAGGCCGGATGACCCCGCCGTTGCTCGTGTCCTTGAGGTCCGTGTCAGCGGCCTGCGGCCCGTAGCCCCGCCCGATGCACAGCGGCCAGGTGGTCGGGTCGCTGCTCATCCCGATACTGTTGCTCGCCAGCGTCAGTTGCTTGTATTTCGCGAACGCCATCTACGCGCCCTTGTAGCCCGCGATCGACGCCTTCGTGCTCGCGCCGGTCGTGACGTTCTGCACAAAGATGGCGGTCGCCGTCGTCGGTTGTCGCAGCGGCGTGGGAAACGTCACAACCGCGCCACCTTGTGCGGCGGCGGCCGGCACCACCCACAGCGTCGTGCCGTTGCTGCCATCCTGAATCAGCACATCGGTGGCCTGCGTGGCGTGCGTATTCGACACCGTGATCGTGGTGATGTAGTTCCGCAGGCCCGCCGCCGGGGCGGCGACGCACGTCGTGGAGGTGGTGGCCGTCATCTGGCCGCTCGTGACGCCGGAGACAAAATTCTCCGGATTCGCATAGGGCAGGACGATCAGCTTGCCCACCAGATCCGCGACCAGTTGCACCATGCGCCCGGTCGTGACCGCACTATTCTCCGCAGAGACGCCCTGCGCGCCCTGGTTCACCGGATTGGCGCTGACGGCGACGTTCGTCGCGACGTTGCCGCCGACCGCGAGCGTGCCGTTCACGCCGGCCGTCGCCGTGGTTTGCCCGCCGACCTGCGCGAGATTCACGGACTGGTTCGCCGGCAGCGCCACGCTATCGGGCGTCACCAGCAGTTTCGTCATGCTCGCGACGCCCTGCACGGTGACGATACCGCCCGCAGGCGTGCCGGCGGTGCCGGCGCCGACCACGGTCGCATTGAGGGCGGCCGCCGCGGCCTGGGCGACGGTGAGCGGATCGACGTGCTTGACGTAGAGCTCACCCTTCGAGGTGGACTTCGCGGTGATGTTGTCGCCGTCCGCGCTTACCTCCGACGAGGAGAGCGTGTCGCGCCGCACCGCGATGAGCATCGTGCCGGTGGGATCGGTGACCGCTGGGACGTCTTCGGTGTATTGCGTCCCGCCGCCAATCGCGGCGGCGTTGTCCACGTTGACGTGCAAGCGGTGATTGACCGAATCCCAGACATCGGCCTGGATCTTGTCGAGGCCGCGCAGATGGCTGTTGACCGTGCCGGCGTTGTCCCCGACGACCGCCGGGTCCGTAGTGCTGCCGGTCGCCGCATCGGCACCGTCGGCGATTGACACCGCACCGGCGGCGCCACCACCACCACCAGCCGCCCCCCCCGTGGCCGCTTCCACCGCGTTCAACGTCACGACGGCGCTGCCGCTCGTCCACGCCGACATCCGCACTTGCATCGACACCAGCGGCGCCGCCGCCTGCCAGAGGCCGTTCACCGTGGCTTGGGTCGCCGAGACGGTGCCGCCGATCGGCGTCGCACTCAGCGCGGCGAACGTCACGCCGTCGATCGACCCCTCAAACTGGACCGTGCCGGCCCAGGTGCCGGTGATCTGGATGCCGAACCCGGCCAGGCCAGGCGGCGTCAGACGCACCGTGGCACCGACCGAGGCGAGGAGGCCGACGTTCTGTGCGGAGGGCGCCATTTAGATCTGGTAGACCGCGACGAGGTTGGTGGCCGTCGTGTTCGTCGCGTTGATGCGGCGCACCGCGATCGGATAAATCTGCCCGGTGATGACGCCCGACAGCGTGCAGGTCGTGTTGTCGGCCGTGACCACGACCAGCACGCCGGCGCCGCCGCCGACGTAAACGCCGTCGGTGAGTTGCTTGGTCTGCGTGTAGCGCGTGAGGTCCACCGTGTCGGACGGCGTGATGACCTCGCACTTGTTCAGCGGGCCGCGTGTCGTGCCAATCATTTAATAATTCCCGCTTTGAATGTTGTAGCCGTGTTTATGCGCGGGACCGAACGCCGTCGCGAAATCGTTCGGCAGGTCGCTCAGCCGCTGATTCGCGCGCATGATGTTGGCGAACGTCTCGCGCGCGAGGATCGCGTCTTCCGCCGGCATGTCGCGGCCATACGGGCCGGCGAGGCGGCGCTCGAGGTTGTAAATGATCGCCTCCTCATAGCCATCAGGAAAGACATAGCTAGTGGTGCTGAGGTCCGCGAAGGGTCCAAAGTTGAGTTGCACATAAATACCCAGCGAATGCAGCGCATTATTGGGAACCGGCCAGACAAAGACGGTCGGCGCATTCCCAGGGGCACCGATCTGGAACCAAATAGCGGTCGGTTGTGTGCTGGATAAGCTCTTGATTGGGATGGCGGTATACATGTCGTCCGTCAGAACGGCTAATGGAATCTCAATGGGGGGCGTCGTCGTCCCCAGCCGCAGCGTCGCAGACTGGATCTGGTTTTGATTCGACGGCGCGGGCACGGTCGTAATATCGCCGGTTGATGCCCACGAATAGGTGGATCTCCCTGCCAGCAATGGCACGCTCACGCCAGCGATTGCGGACGACGTCAGCTGCTGCGCCCACGTCCCCATCATCTGATTGAGGATCGCGAGCGCCTGCGTGCTCTGCGCCGCCGGCAACGTCACGCCTGGCTGGAACACGTTCAAATTCTCGAACGCGCGCGTGATGTAGGTGAGCGCGGTGCCACTCATCGCGTCACGCCGGCTGACAGCGCGCCCGCACGAGGCGCAGCACGGCCGTCAGCGCCTCGAGCTCGTTGCCGATGCCGCTGGCGGCCTGCGGCCACGACGGCGGATTCTCCGGATACGGGATCGCACTCCAGTTCCCGCGATCCGGCAGCGCATTGAGCGCCGTGAGCGATTTCACGATCACGGTCGGCCGCGTGGGATGGTAGATCCATGACGGGAACCCGTCCGGCGTCACGGCGGCCATCTACTCGACCGCCTTTCCTCGCCGGTGCCGCCCGTTCGCCCCGCGCTCGTGCTCGTGCTCGGGTTCTGGTTCTGGCTCCGGCTCACTCGCCGCGAGCAGCGCGGTCGTCGCCGGCGGCTCGGGCAACCGCTGCGTCAGCAGCAGCAGAATCGCCAGCATCGCCGCGAGTGGCGTCCCCGGCACGTCGATCGGCGGGCGCTGCGGCGGGTTCTCCGGTGACGGCGTCGTGCCCCAGAAGCCAGGCAGCGCATTGAAGGCGGCGAGGCTCTGGACGATCACCGCGGGTTCTGTCCGGCTATACACATATGAGGGGTAGCCATTCGGTGCAGCCATTACTTCTCCTTCGGTTTCGGTTGCGCCCATGACGCCAGGCCGCTTTTCGGCGGGATCGGCGTCACCGGCACGGACGGCATGTGTCCGGAATAGTCGGCTTCAGCGGCGCGCACTTCGGCGGCGGCTTTCTCTGACAGCTTGTATTTGATCTCGTGCTCGCGCTCGGCCGCGAGCTTCGCGAATTCGAGCGCCTGCGCCTCGTGCGCGTCGATCGCCTCGAGCGGCGTCGGCCGGAAGCCGCGCCCGCGGAGCGCGTCGGCCTGGAGCTCGTCGTCGGCGATCTGTGACTCCATCGGCGCGGTCGTGCTCGGCGACAGCGCGCGATACAGCATCATCGGGTATTCGCGAAACACCCACGGGCGCTCGCCTGGGCCGAGCTCGGACGGGTGCGCTTCCCACTTTCTACGCTCTTTGGCGAACGCGCTTTCGGGCGAGTGGAGGATTGACACTTGTTTTACCTTTCGAGCGCCTGCCTAAAACAGCGCAGGCGCTCGTTGAGACATCTCAACTACGTGACGACCACGCCGACCGCACCCGCCACGTTCCAGAGGCCGTTCTCAGCAATGAGCGTGAGCGTGGCGCCCTTGAACGCCGCGAATGTCGCGGTGGTATGCGGCGAGCCCGTCACGGCATCGCCCAGCAGCGTCGTCGCCGTCACGACATGCGCGAACGCCGTCTGCGAGGTGATCACCACGCGCGTGCCGTTCAACGAGAGCGAGGGCGCCGCCAGCGTCAGCGCTGCCGCGGAGCCTTTGTTGATGTTGTAGACGACCGGGCCGAGCGGCTGCGGAATCGCCCCATCGGCGCCGAGCGTCACTGGGTTGTCGATCGCGGGATCGATCAACACGATCTGCCCTGGCGCAATCTGGCCGAAGTCGTTCGGGTTGCTCGAGGTGATGACCGGCGCGAGCACATCGTGTGCGGCAGCCACGGTGCCTTCGCTGCCCCGGCAGCGCACGGTGATCGTGTTCGTCGCCGGCACGCCGGTGAGAAACATCAGCTCGCCATCGATCTGGATCGCTTGCGGCGGCTGCGCGTTCTGCGTGCCGACGGTCGGAAAGCCGGTGCTGGTGCTGGTGACGCCGAACGTGGTCACCGAGGCCGTGATGGCTGACGTGAGCGTGGTTTGTGTCAGGGCCATGTTTTACGTCCTATGGTAAAATATTGTCATGCCGCCATTACGCGACCTGACGGGGTTGATCGTGGGACAACTGACCGTGCTGCACCGTGCGCCGAATCTCGGTCAGCGTGCGGCGTGGGCGTGTGCCTGCGCCTGTGGCACTCAGATCGCCGTGCGTGCGGAATCGTTGTTGACCGCCAACACACGCTCGTGCGGCTGTTGGAAGCGATCGGAAGCGAAACGCCGCCGAGAGAAACCGAAGCCACAGCCTGGTGACCGCTTTGGACGACTGACCGTGCTGGCCTTCTTGGGCAAGCAGACGCGGTATCCTCGCGTGCGCTGCCAATGCGATTGCGGACAGATCACCGAGCCGCATTGGTATAACCTTAAAAGCGGCAACACGCGCTCGTGTGGCTGCTGGCACGAAGAGATCATCAGCGCTCGATTCACGACGCACGGACGATCGAGAACACCCGAATACGTCGCCTGGAAACAGCTTAAAACGCGCTGTCTGCTCGCCACTGGTAAAGACTTTCCACTCTACGGCGGTCGTGGCATTCGTGTGTGCGACCGCTGGCGTTCGTCGTTCGCGAATTTCCTCGCCGACATGGGGCCACGGCCGACGCCGGGGCATTCCATGGACCGCATCGACCCAGAGGGGCATTACGAACCGACCAATTGTCGATGGGCGACACCCCGCGAACAACGCCTGAACCAGCGGCGGATGCATCACGACACTAAACGCAACGCGAAGTAGGGCAACACGGCGGCCACTCCCCCGATGCTGTCTATTCTGCTTGGTTGCTGATCAGTCTGGATGTTGTACTGCTCAACGAAACGGAGCGAGATCCCCGTTTCCTTATCGTTCTTGCGCGCCGCATTCGCGCCCGGCAGTTTCGCGGGGAGATCGACCATCACAAAAGCGAACGCGGCAGGGTTAAAGAGGAGCGACTGCTTGCTGCTCTGCGCCGACATCGTGCCGGCGACCGCGCCCGTGGCGCCGACCACTAAGATGCTCGCGTTGTTCGCGGGCGAGGCCGTCACGGTCTGCAGCGCGCCGCTCGTGATAATCGGCGGGCTGAACGTCAGCGTTGCGGTGCTCGTGCCAGCGACATCCGCCTGCAACACGAACTGTTGCAAGTCGCCGGTGTCGATGTAGGACACCGGATTCACGGCATTGACGCCCGCGATCGTAAACACGTCGCCGGCCTTCAAGGCGTAGGTGCCCCAGCCGCTGGTGGTGACGGTCGACCCGGTCTGCCCTGCGCTGTTCACCAGCGGCGTGCTCGCGGTGAAGGTGCCGGTCGTGTGCGTCGGCACGTTCGGATCCCAATACCATTCGTCCACGCCCATCGCCGCGCCCGAGAACTGGCCGGTCTTCCAGTAGGTCGTGATCTGATTTTGGGGATTGAATTGCGTGAACGCGGTTTTCAGAATCGCGCTCTGCGATTTCGGGTCGAGCACCGCCACGAATTTATCGGGCACGCCGACGTTGCGGAGTTTCGCGACCGCATCGGTATACGTGCCTTCCGCTGACAGCGGGGTGCCGGGGGAGCCGGCCAAGTAATAGACCGACTTGTAGACTTCAGCGCCGGCGACGACATCCCATTTGTTCGCCTGTGCGGCGCCGGCGGGCTTCGTGTAGCGGTCCTGCACTTCCTCAACGAGGAGTCGGTCATCCGCAGAGGACCACCCCATCCCCACCTGCATTTGATGGTTAATCGTGATCGGGACGGTCTGATTGAAAATCGCCTGCTGCACGAGCGCCTGGCCTTCAGTGACGACGAAGCGCTGTTGAATGCGCGCCTGCACCGTGTAGCCGATCTTCGCGCCGCCGGGATCGTTCTCCCAGGTGCGATCCCACGAGCGATCGAACTGGCCGATTAGTTTGAGGTTGTTCTTAAAGTTGACGGCGACGTCGGTTGTGACCCAGGACGGCGAAATGAAAGTATTCAAGGTCTGCCCCTGCGGCAGACGATCCGTTACGCGCGACGACGACCGTTGCGGTAGTAGAACTGTTCGTGCGCCGCAAGCGAGGCGTCATCACCCGGCGGTTCGTCACCACCGCGCATCGGACCTGTCCGCACCGGATTAGGCGGGCGTGGGACCTGAGATGTCATCACGGGCGCAGTAGCCGATCCGGTGCCGGCAGCTACACTGCGCGTGGAGGGAGACGGCGCAGCGAGGTGCTGCGAAATGAGCGCGAGCGTTTCGAGTTGATCGAGCGGCGACTGCGCGAGCACGCGCGGGAGCTCGCCGGGAAATTTTTGGAAGTAGTAGAGGACGTCGGCGCCGGTGCGGTGTTCCCAGACCCAGCGGTCGATTAGCGAGCCTTGCGGAATCGCGGAGGGCGCATTGAGCGCGACGTCGTTGAAATCGGGATACCGTTCCTGCGCGCTCGCCACCTTCTGTTGGAACGTCTGCGCGAACTGGCGCTCGGCCTGCTGCTGCTGCTGCTGCTGTTCGCGGCGCCGGTAGGTCCAGTCGGCCATCGCTTCCGCGTGCCGCTCGACGGCCAGGTTGTAGTCCTCGTCGGGCTTCAACTGGTCGATGAAGCCCTGGAGCCTAGGCGCCTGCGTCGGCGCATTGGCGGGTGGCGCGGCGGGCCGCGGGGCGGGTGCGGGCGCCGGCGCGGCGCGGCGCAGCGACTCGAGTTCGGCTTCGCGCTCGCGCAGGCGCTTGGTTAATTCGTTGATGCGGGGGGCGTCGGCCGGCGTGGCGGCGTGGCTTTTCGCGCGCCGGCCCTTGAAGCGGCCCTGTTCATCGCGCTCGCCCGCCGCCGGCTCGGCGCCGTCTGCGCTTGAGGTCGCGGACGGCTCTGGAGCGTCGGCGGCGGGCGCGTCACGGTCGTTCTGCCCGTGGTATTGGGCTTCGTGGTCGCTCAGCGACAGTTCGGCCGGTTCGGCGGGGGGACTGCCGGCGTCAGCGCTGGGAACCGGGAGCTCGTCGGCCACGGATGGCCTGTAGTCTGCGCCCAGCGCGGCGGTAGTGTCAAGGATTTGACGGCGTCAAGAGATTGACGAGTCGCGATGGCGTGCTCGGCCATCCTGATCGTGATGGCCAGATTGTGGAGCAAATCGTTCCGAAAGGGAACGACACGTCGGATTGCTCGAACAGACGCTTCACCGAGACGCGGGATGTTCAGCAATTGGCTGTCGAAGAGGACGGCAACATCGTCGACGGTGATAACCCCTGCCTTGCGTAGGGCACGCACAATTCGCGTCGCGAGCTGGGGCGGGTCGATAGATGCAAAGCCGGTCTCGATCAGGACACCGTCCGGGTTCCGCGCCTTGGTGGCGGCACTCAGCAATCGCTTTACGTCCGTGAGGTCAGCCAACCGCCTCTCGCGCCGCCGCGGCACATCGACCACTGGCCCCGTCTCCGTCCCGAGCAGCGCCCGCGTCTCCTGATAGGCCCGATGCTGCGCCGCCGTTAGCTTCTTCATATTGGTATACTTTTTATATCACATGACGGTGCGCGAGGTGCTAAAGCGATTGGTTGCCGATGGGTGGATCGAACTCAAGGCCAAAGGCGGCAGCCATCGGCAATTCGTGCATCCGACGAAACCCGGCAAGGTCACGGTCCCAGACCACGGCGGCGACCTGAAGCCGGGGACGCTCCACAGTATCTGGAAACAGGCAGGACTGAAATGAGGGCCAGGATGGTAAACGAACCGGAGACACTCGACGCCCTGCGCCGTCGTATCGAAGACCTCGAGCGCGTGTGCGCGGAAGCCTACCAGTTGGCGGGCGTGGTCGGCGCACCGGTCTGCGTGCTCGATAATCTCGCGGCGGCCGCGGACGGGCTCCCCATTCCACATGCGTCCTTTCTCCCTATCACCGCCGACGACTGCGAGGCCGTGCGCGAACGGCCGGTGAACCTCCGCGATGCCCGCTAAGAAGAAAGCGGCCACCGCGATCACGGCGAAGGCGTTCGACCGGAAGTTTGACGCGGGCGAGGACGTCAAGGAGTACCTCGACCTGAGCAAGGCCCGCCGCCCTGGCCGCGAGGTCCAGCGCGTCAATGTCGATTTCACGGTGGACATGCTGCAGGCGATCGACGCCGAAGCCACCCGCCTCGGCGTGACGCGGCAGGCGTTCATCAAGATCCGGATGGCCGACGCGCTCCGGCGGTGAGAGGGTTGAGACGCTTGATCTCTCTCAGCCGCCTCACACCAGCAACTGCGCGCCGAGTTGCGCCGCGAGCTCGGAGAGGTCCGGCGGCATCAGACGCCAGTCGGCGCGGCACTTAAGGCAGCGTGTGATTTCGGATGCGCCAAGCGATAGCGCGGTGCCCTGCTCGTAAGCACGAAGACAGGCTCGACAATACGAGTGACGCCCATTGAAACGGGCGCGCTGCATCGGAAAAGCTTTGAGCGGCTTCACAGCGTGACATCGCGAGCACAAAGCATCCGTCCACGGATTCCCACCAGCCGCTTGGATTCTCATCCGCGCATGCAGCTGCATGTGATAGGCCTGATCCTGACAAATAACCAACGGAGCATCATCTCGGCGCGAGCCGTCCGCGTGATGGACAATCGCGCCGGGAGGTAATAGTTTCCCAAGGGCCTTCTCGGCTCGCTGGACGTGAAGAAAGACCCGTCGGCCACGATTCGTTTGTCGATACCATGCGACGACAGGCTGTCGATGATGCCCTTTGATGAACCGGCGTGGTTGACCTAGCACGAGTCCCCGGCGCGGATCGTTCTGCGGTGAAATCCTCGTCCGACCACCGCAGCCACACTCACAATATCCAGGCTCGATCATTTAGCCTCCACCCATCGGGACTGGTTCTTGCGCAGGCGGGGGAGGCTGGGCTCCTTGCTCAAGGGCCTGGACGTGTTCTTGAGCGCCGAGCGCGGCCTCATGCGCTCGATCGCGGGCGGCCTGATCAGCTTCGTGTGCTTGCACGCCGAGCCTGTTCCGCTCGTCCATAAAGAGCTGCATTCGATCGACCTTGGCACCCAATTCAGCCACGGCAAGTTTGACCTCTCGGTCAGCCGCCGCGATCCGTTCTTTGGAGTCAAGCTCCATCTGTGTTCTTTGAATTTCTGTACGATACTTCGCGTTGTCGCTCTGGATTTCCTGCGAGGCGTGCTGCAGCAGTTTTTCGGCGTCCTGCAGGCGCTGCTGCAGCTGCTGCATCTGCGCCGCGATCGGCGGCGGAATCGCGCCCTGGCCTTGCGCCTGCTGCGTCAGCATCTGCTGGATCGGTGGCGCCAGCATCACCTTCGCGCGCTCAGCCATCTCGAGGTGCCCAGGCCCGTCTTGGTTTTTCAAGAACAAGTCGCCGAACCAGGTAATGAGCTGCGGGTTCGCCTGAATCAGGTCGGCCATCATCGAGGCCTCTTCCTGCCGGCGAGAATCGAAGGCCTTGGTCACGCGGACGACGACGTTGAAGGTCGCGTCCGGCGTCAGCGTGTAGACGGGCGGCGTCGGGGGCGGCGCCGGCGGCCGCATCATGCCTGGCGGCATCCCCGGCGGCATCATCCCTGGAGGCGGTGCGCCCATTGGTCCCGGCGGCGGTCCCCCTGGTCCCATCGGCGTGGGGGCGCCAGCGGGAGGCGGCCCAGGCAGACCTGGCATCGGCGGGCCGCCAGGCGCACCACCCATCGGCGGCGGCATCATCCCTGGCATGGTGCTCGTCGCGCCTTGACCCATTCCCGGCGGCATGAACGTCGGCGTCGGCCGCTGCCCGATCTGCACGGTCTCAGGCTCGCCTTGGCCGTTGATGATCCGTGCGAGCCTGCCTGGCCGCTTGCCATAAATCGGATAGAGCAGATTATTCACGATCTGCCCTTCGTATCGCATGCTGCGCCGGAGGTTATTCAAGAAGTGGCTGGTGCCGTGCTGCGACTGCGCGATGAGCACCTGCGCCATTTTGCCGCTGCGAATGCTTGAATCCTGCCGGCCGATGTTCGCGTCGGGCACGCCGGTCGTGCTCTTGATCGCCTGGTCAAACATCTGCACGCTAAGGGCGAGGTCGTTGATCGGCGTATCGACCGGCGTCCGGAACGGCGGCGGCGCCGGATTGCCCATGAGGTCCGTGGTCTTATACGGCAAGGCCGGCAGCGTCCGCGTCGTCGCCGCCTGATACCACGCGCGATAGACTTCCCACGTCCCCTCGGCCACCATCCACGGCGGAATCGGCGTCAGGCCGACCGTCTCCACCAGTTTGCTGACCATCGAGTTGTAACCCTGGTTACTATCGCGCGCCGGCCGCACCATGCCTTCGGCGCGCCGCTCCTGATCGTAGGGGTGGAGCTCCTCGCCGAGGACTTTGACGATCGGAATATCCGGCCCGCCCCAGTCGGTCTCATCGAGCTTCTGCACGCCGTCGATCTTCGCCCACTGAATGTGCTTCTCGACCACGCGCCGCGTCTCGATCGGGTCCGGTGCGTCGTCGGGGAGCTCGTCCTGCCACGCGAGCGTGTCATCCGGCATCGTGCAGAGGGTCCGCGTCTCCCGCTCGGTATACCAGTAGTCAACCACCCGCACGCTCTTCGTGAGCTCGTTCGTATCCGAGAACCACCCGGGCGCCTCGTCGCCGAGCGCCCGCCACTCCATGTCGGAGGCCGCCGCGGCCCGTGCGACGCGGTTCTTCCCAAACTCCGCTTCGTATTGCGCGATCGGCATGTCGATGCCGACGAATCCCCACTCCGCATCACTCCCGTCGGGTTGTTCATGCGCCGGGTCGAGGCTGACGCTGGCCTGGTTGTAATAGCGGTGAATGTAGACCTCTTGGTCGCGCGATTTTCCCGGCAGATAGCGCGTCATCACGCCGTAATAGCCGCGGCCGGCAATCGCCGCGCGTGACGCGGCCCAGAGACGCGCATCGGTCGCCTCCGGCGCGCGTTGAATGCCGCGGACCAGGCCTTCGCGCACATCAATCTCGCGGTCGCGGTCGGCATTCGGCGTCGCGAGCGGCCCGAAGTCGTCGGCGGCGGCAATCGTGATCGTAAATTCGGCGCCCTCTTCCTGGTTGAGGACTTGTCGGACGGGTTCGCGGACCTTGTTGATCGTCAGTGTCGGCCGTTCCGGCGTCGGCGGCAGATTGCCGAGCGCCTGCTGCCCTTGGCGCTGCATCTTGGCTTCAGCAGACCACTGGTCACCACTATAAAATTTTATGTCGTCCAATTCCCGCTTGCGCTGTTCCTGATCGGCCTGTTCAGCCTGGTGAAATCTATCGCGCGCCAATTTAATGAAGTCGTCTTCTGTTTTACTCATCGGCCGCATACCAGCCAGCGCAGGCGCTGTGAAAGGGACAGATCTTTCGGCAGCAAACCGCGCTGCACGGTCTGCATCGTGGCGAGGTGATCATCGTGAATCACGATCATGCCCTCGAGAATGACGACGCGCGTCTCGAGCCGGCGCAGTTCTTCGGCGCACTCCTGCCGTGCGTCGGCAATGCGCTGTTCGCTACCGTGCGCGTGCCGCTCGAGCGCGGTTAATCGTTCATCGACATTCTCGAGGCGCGCGGTGCTTGCGTTGAGGTTCGGCAGGATCTGGTGATTGATCGCGTTGGTCTGCGCGTCGATGATGTCGATCGCGTCGGCGCCGACGGTGCGCCGCACCTCACGCCGCAGCGCGCGGGCGGCGCGGCCGTTCATCGCGTCGGCGCCTTGACGACGGCGCGTTTCTCTGTAATGCCGCCATACCGCTGCGAAATGATGCACACCCTCGCAGACATATCAGGCGTCAGATAACCGGGCGTCAACGGCGCGCACTCGACCTCGCCATTCGCGTTGAGACGGATCACCCTGAAGCGCCTCGGGCTGCCATTCGTCTCACGCAGCCACGGAGGCGCATCAGCGTTGGTGATGCTGATCACGTCACTGACCTGAAAAGCTGGCGCCATCATCCGCGCCTCGCTTTCATGCGCGCGGCCCGCAACGCCGCGACGTCCTGCGCCGTGGGGATCTGATCGGCGGCAGTGTCCCACTGCTGCACGAATCGGATCGCGAAGCCGCTGGCTTCTCGCTGTTTGACTTGGTTCACGGTGTCTTGAATCAGCGCGCGTGTCGTTGCAGCGATGACCTCTGGTGATTCACCGTTGTCGCGCACTTCTGCGAGCAGTTCATCGTCGCTCAGACGCTCAAGATGATCAGCGAGAGCTTCGAACACACGGTTTATACGCTGCTCGGTCATTGCTTGGCTTTCAGCCGCGCCGCGTAGCTGCTCGCGTGCTCCGGTTTCCCCTTCATCGGCCCGCTGGCGAAATCGGAGAGTTGCGTTTTCGTCATCGCCTGCCGCAGCTGCTTCGCTTTCGGAAACGTCGCGCCGTGTTCGGCCGCGGCGAACAGACGTTGTTGGGCCTTGCTGGTGGACGGCATCAGGGTGTCTCCGTGGTCGGCGGCAGCGGCAGGGTGTCGGTGACGCGCGCAAACGCCGTGCGATCGAACGCCAGACCGTCCGGCGCCGCCGGTCGGTCAAACACGCCGGCGTCATTCGCCTCCAACGCCCAGCGTAAAAACGCCGCGCGTGCGTGTCGGCTGTCCATCGCACGCAGCGCCAGGCTGATGGTCATTAAGGCGCGCACTTCGGGCGAGTGTTTTCGCCGGGGCATTAGTGCGCCTCCGAACGCCACATGTCGGCGTTCATGTGATCGCCTTGATGCCCCGCGATCATCACGCACGGCGTCCCCATCACCGTCGCCTGACACTGCGGCGGATACGTCACCTCGCCAGCAGACGATCCAGGCGTTGGCTTTGACGGTGGCAGCGGCGGCGGATTCAACATCTGCGGCGTGAGCGCGCCGCCGGCCGTTGGCGACAGCGGCGCCTGATATGGTCCCCAGACCGCTGCCCCTAGCGTGAGCGTCGCCGGGTCCACGCGCGCGAGCTCGTCCAACCGTGCGTCAATCTCGCGGATATCCATCGCGGCATCGGCCACGCCGTGGAGATCGTTCGCGTCCAGCTTCATCCGCGCATACGCCACCAACTGCGCCTTCTGCTGCTCGAGCGCCGCGCGTCGGTCCTCACTCATACCGGACTCCTGTTCGGCCGCATTCTACACCCCACCTATCTCTCACACGCATGGATCCACACAGACCCATCCACGCCGCCATCTCATCCAGCCCCGCCATGCTAGGCTGGGCGCCGATGAATCTTTTGGAATCGTTGATCACCCAACAAGTGAGCGCCTCCGTCGTCACGACGCTCAGCCGCACCACCGATAAAATCGCGGAGCAGCTGGCCGCTGAAATCCTAAAAGATCCCGAGTTCCGGACGCGCATGCGCGAACTCGTGAAGCGGGCCTTCGACCATGCCTTGGCGAGCCTGGACGCCGAGGCCCCGCCCGCGCCGCCCACGTAACCCCTCACGCCTGCCACGACGCCGCCGGTAACCACCGCCCCGCCGTCGTCTGCGCATCCCGCGGCGCTACCGGCATCGCAAACGTCAACGCCAACGCATCCGCATCATCCGGCGACGCCACCCCCCGCTTCCCCATCGATTCCTTCGACTCGAGCACCAACTTATTGTTCCGCAAATGAAAGCCCGGGCCCGCCAGGTCCAACGCCAACCGCCCCTTCGCGTCCATCCCCCGCGTATCAATCGCCCCCCGCGTCAACCACTCCTTCATCCGCCGCCACATCGTCGCCCGTAAATTCCCGTCGCCCTTCTCAATCGTCGGCCCGCCGAAATTCACCTCGAATACCTGCGTGAATCCCAACCCCCGCAACCGCACGACCACCGCGGCGCCAAACGCGCTGTCGATAAACACCGCATCGGGCGCGTGCGTCCGGATCGCCTCCACCAACGTCGCCACCACCAACGCCCGGTCATCCGCCGCC